GAAGCGACGCGCCTTTTTCTGTCTTACGAACAGCCATCAGGACTTCTTCGTCTTCTTCTTGGACTTGTTGCCCCAGTTCTTGGCGCCAACCTTCCGGCACTTAGCAAGTGCCCCACTGGCGTAGGCGCTGGGCCAAACCTTGTAGCGAGCCTTGACCTTGCGCGTGCAAGCGTCGTCCGCTTTTTTGGTCTTTGATTTTGACTTTGATTTACTGGGCACTTTCGTCACCTGCTTGCTTATAGCTGAACGTGATATGGTCATGTGTTTGTTAGAGCAAAAAGTAATAAGGAACCACAAATTGCGGCAAGTTGTACAACTCCCACAATCACCAGACCCCACAAACGGCCGTTTACTTCTTTGACATCGTCACCAAGCTTGTCGATGTCTTTTTCCATATGCGCAAGATGGTTGTTTTCCAGACGATTAAGAATGGTTTCAATGATGCCGATCTTGTTGTGGATGACGTGGATCTCACCCTCAATCTCTTCGTGCTTCAAGACTACCTGACCTTGGACCTTGTCTACCATTTCTTGCAGCTCCAGTACTTGGCTTTAAGCTTGCTCAACGTGCCTTTGTCGCACCCGTGTCTTGCTCGAAAAGATTTCCGCGCTTTCGGGTTCGACTTGCGGATCTTCATGTTGGCATCGCCAAAACGGACAATTTTTTCCTTACCGTTTTCACATGCCTTAACAACAAACTTTTTCCCGCCGGACTTTTGCCGACGGGGTTTGTTGCACTTCATTTTGTCCTTATCGACTTTCGCCATTATAAGGGTCCTTGCTCTTTAATTAGGATGATATCAAATGCCGCAGTAACCCGAGCATTATTTGATCGAACCGTTGAGCGAACGTCAATGTCAGTTTTTTCTGGTGCTCGATACGGAACAGTAAACGCGTAGTGATACTCTCCGCCGCCGGTCACTTCAAAACAGTGCCCAATCCGGAAACGGTCGCCAAACTGGCGGACATAAAACTTTCCTGTTGCATCAGCGCCTTCCTGAACAGTCATCACGCCTTGTGTGATGTACCCTGTGAAACCTGCTGGTATTGTGTATATCCCCATCAGGGATTGACCAATACCTGCCAAGATTAATCCAACAGTCGTTGCGCCTTTCTTGATTGTGACATTTCCGACATTAACCGAAGTGCCGTTCATCGAAATTTCAAAAACACGCTTAAAAGAATTTGTGGTCGCGTTACCTGTGGCATCCGTGAGAGTGACTGTTTCCGTTAGCGGATTATAGTCGGCGTCAAGTCCGCTAATGATAACGTCTTTGTCCGCGTCACTGGCGCTTGCTCGATCCACAGTGAGAGTGCCTGCCGTGTCAAAAGCAGACCAAGGATAATCAGTGTCGTTAACGTCCCAAACAGTGCCTGTCTGGCCCTGAGACATCGCTGGAACTTCACCGATCTTGTGGACAAAAGAGTGCCCGGGGATCTGGCCCCGAGCAATCTGCAGCTCAAACGGCTCAGATGTCCCAACCTGACTAATAGATCGGACATCGTAAACAGCCATCAGAACAACCTACGAGTGAAAAACTGTGACGGCTGAAACATTGGTTGCAACAGAGATAAACGGATCAACTGTGCAAAGCACCCCATTATCTGGGATGTTGACCGAATGTGTATCTGACTGAGCAAAATCCAAGTCCAACACAGTTTCACCGCCATCACCGTCTGTAATCGTCAAACGGCCAGCCCCTGCACCAACAAGAACCTGAAGCTGACGAATACGGGCGCGGCCAATTTCAACCGCCCCCGTTCCGGTGACACGTTTCGCCTTAATATCGGAGAGAGGCATGTCTTATCTCCTATCAGCTTAAGGCTGATGTATCAACAGCAACCCAATCAGTGCCGTTACTAACAACAAGAGCAAACTCGTCGTCGCCAGCACCGTTATCAGTGATGATGTACAAAGCACCTGTGTTATCTGCCGCGGCAGGGAGAGAAGCTGTAACAGTTGAAGTCAGGGTGATTACGCCCGCTACATCACCTGTTACGTCGCCGGTGACATCACCTGTTACGTCGCCGACAAAACCTCCAGTTGAAGTGACTGGACCTGAGAAAGTAGTTGAAGCCATGTGTCTTTACCTCTTGCACAAGGTTTCGCTTGTTAGTCTGTGCAACGTCAGGGGGAATGTCCTGTCTAACAAGCTACTGTGATTCCCTGTGTGAAGTATACATATAAAAAAGAGGGGCGCATAGCGCCCCGAAGTCTAGGAAGTAACCTTGTTAAGAGGGAATATCTCAACGAGTCAATGAAACCATAATAAAAAAGGGGGCACAAGGCCCCCTTTTATCAGTAGTTTAAAAACTACTTACGCAGCGCCTGGCGAACCGAATACAGCGCGTGGATCCGAGAATCCGAAGCTGTAACGCTCACGCGCCTTGAAGCGCATGTTGCCAGTGTCGAAGTCGGCTTCCATGTTCGTAGACAATGGAGTCCGCTCGAAGTGGACGAATCCACGAGGTGCGTCAGTCAAGATGAAGAACGCATCTGGATCTGTCAGGAAGTCGTTGACAGCATAGCCGTCAGGCAACATACCCATAGAACGCAATGCGTTAACATCGTTGTCTGCAGTACCAACACGGAGGTTTGATACCATCAAACGCTCTGCCACGAACTGAAGCTGACGTGGAATCACGAGCTTAGTTCCGCGCAATGCAACCTTCAAACCACGCTCGTCTACGAACCCAGCAATATTGATGAGTGCGTCTTCGAGTGAAGTTTCGTTCAGGTCAGCAGCAGTTGAAGGCTCGTTGGCAAAAGTGCCGCCGTTTGTCAGTGGGTGGTCAGTCGCACAAAGCGCCTTACCGTCACCACCAGCAGATGCTCCGCCTGTGAACGCGTTGTTCAGTACAGAAGCAGCCTTGACTTGCTTAGTGTGAGCCATTGAACGGGCAAGAGCACGAGTGTAACGAGATGAAAGACGATCATACAGATTGTCTTCAACCGCTTCTTCAGTGATCGAGAATGCCAGAGCAATAGTCTCGTGGTTGTAACGTGCTGTGTATGCTTCTTGTGCATCATCAAAGCTGACGGAAGATCCTTCAGACTTAGTTGGTGCAGAGCCGAAGCCAGACAACATTACTTCTTCTTCAAACGCACGGTCAGAAGATTCAGTAGTGAAGATCTCAGCGTGTTGGTTTTCGTACCGAGAGTACTCCATGCCGAAGAGGGCATTGAGTCCCGGCTCCAGTTCTTTCGCTAGTTGAGCGCGAGAAATAGCCATCGTTAAGCCCCCTTATACGCCAGTTGTACTAACAGTGCCCTGAGCGATAGAACCGTTCGGAGCATTGAAGTGGTTGTTAATACGGACGATCAACGGAATACCTGCAACAGTGAAGTCTGAATTTTCGATGTCATCCATAATACCGACAATGCGAAGCGCATGAGTATTAGTCGTGGCAATAGTATTCAGATCTGCTGTTCCAGAAGAAATACCTGTTGTGTCGTCCCCTGAGTTGCCGTCTGCCAACTGAATGTTAGAGAAGACCGCTGCGCGAACTTCTGCTTCAGTGTTGGCTGCCGCTACGACATTAGATGTCGCAATGGTGAACAGCTGGTTGGGGTTGTCGTAAATAAAAGCTTTGACGGGGAAGTTTGAATCCGCGCCAGCACCAGGCCAGTAGTTTGAGAAAACTGTTTCACCAGTGGTTGAGCTTACATATTCACATCCGTTAAACACACCCAAGATTGATACGGTACCACCCGCGGCTGCTTGCAGATCATCGATCACGCCATCAGCTGTAGGGATAACTGCCATACCCTTGTAAATCTTGTTAGTGTTGTCCGAAGCAATACGATACTCAGTTACACCAGTGGAGTTTGTTGCTGAACCCAGCACGCCATACGGACGTAGTCCGAACGCTCCATTAATGTTAGCCATGAGTCTTTACCTCTTTAAAAACTATCAATTGTCGCTTTTGCGACCACCAAAACTAACCCGACTCTGCCTGTCACTATGCATCGGCATTGAAGGGTGTTGTTCTTTCATCATGTCTTGGTCAACAGCAGTCATTTGTTCGCGGGTCCGGATCCCGTAGTACTCGGATCTTTCGTGTGCTGTCTCCGCAGGAATCCGGCAAAGCATTAAGCCTCCCTGACCTATTACTCCTGCGTGCTTACCCTCATCAAGAACTGGGTAATCGTAGTCTGGATACTCTTCCGCTTTGACCGGTTCCCATCCTTCACGCAAGCGTGTGTGGACGTTCATCGTGTCTTCTTCATTGCGGATCGATGTCCGGATCCAACGATGTACAAAGCCCTCTGGGGCAGGTGGTGCATCCAACCGACTCGGTGGTGCCCACGGTTTTCTGCGCTCTTCAGTTGAGCGATTCTTAGCTGCGCGTGGTGTGCGTGTATTTGATTCTGTCATTGTCTATCTCCTAGTCCTTAACGTATTTCGCGTATTCTTCAAGCGGGACACCAAGCTTGTTGGCGATAGCCACCTGAGACGGACTAAGCTTGACTTTCCTGCGCCCTGATTGTTTTTTACGGGAAGCTGAAGTGTCAGCAGATGCGACCTGTCCACTTCTCCCAGTTTTCTGACCGGCAAACTTGTGCGGAAACTCCGTAGCCATTCTTCGGTCGATTTCATTGTAGTACTCATCTGAAGTTGGATCAAATCCTTCTTCTTCAACAAGTTTACGATGAATTCCAAAAGCGGCATATGTCATGACTTCGTCCTGACCAAACCACTCGTTTTTAGTTGCCCAGTCCTGAGCACGCGGATCAGGTTCTGGCTGTGCTTGTTGTTGCTGTGCAGGCTGTTGTGCTGGAGCAGACTGAGCCTCAGACTCTGATTGCACTTGCACTCGATCCTGCTGTTGCTTGGCAAGAAGACGATAACGCTCTTGCTCAATCGAAATCTTCGACAGCATTTCTTGCGCTTCAAACATCTTGTCCACGTCGCCACGGTCGTGTGCGTCACGGTATGCTTGCTTGGCAAGGTTCTGTTGGTTCTCTAAACGCTGCCCGTACTCATTCAGGTATCCCTGCTGAGAACTTTGCATGCGCGATTTCAGTTGTTCGTTTTCTTGACGCAGAGTTTGCGCAAGACGTACAGCTTCTTCTCTGTCGCGCTCTTCTTGACGATACTTTTCGGTCAGCTTTTTAATCCGCTTCTGGACATTCTTGCTGTAGTTCTCAAGCTCGTCTTCTTGTTGGGGGGCATCCGATTCAGATCCTGATGAATCTGCTTCAACCGGCTGTCCACCTTCTGCTTCAGAAGTTTCACCTTGGTCGGTGCCTTCCTGCTCAGGAAGATCAACTTCTACCTCTTCTACTTCATTCTTCTCTTGATCAGACATTCATCACATCTCCAGGTTCCAGAATCGTGGCAATGACTTCGTCATCATTAATAATCCGGATCTCACCGCCTTCAATCTTGAAGCGGGAACCGGCATACCGGCCAATGCAAACCCATTGTCCTTCCTCGCACCAAGGCGCACATCCTTCACCAAACTTGTTTGGATCTTTATATGCAAGCGGTCCGACTTTTAAGACATACGCAACAACCGTTGCAACAGATTCTCTTTGCACAACTTCGTCAGGCAGAAGGATTCCGCCGTCGGTTTGCTTTTTGCCTTGGAAAGGCATCACAAGAATCCGCCAACCAGTTGGTTCTGGCAGTCTTTCTTTGAGGGATTTGCTGATTAGGGATGGATCAAGAACCCGTTTGGATTCTTCGATATATGCTTTCTCAAGCGACTCGTCTTTTTCTTTGTCCTTTGCAGGTGCGGCGGTAGCTTGCTCTTCTTTAGCTAAACTAGCGGCGACGTGCTCCGGAACTAGTAAGGAGGTCTTCGACATCGTCTTCACTTTTCTCCAGCAGGGCTTTCATTTCTGTGATGGCAAAGGCAACGCCCTGAAGCTCCCCTACCATACTGCGGTACTGCTCATAACTCTGAGCAGAACCGTTTGCCAATTGATCACACAAATCTTCTTCGCGTTCTCGCATGACTTTATACAACGCTTGGGCAAATTGAACAACATCCATTATAAAATATCATGCTCCGAGCCATCGTCTGCATCTGTGATCGGACCGCCTTCAGCCCAACTATCACATGTATGCTCCGCACTACACATGAACTTGTACATCTGGCAGTACCCAAGATTTGGATTGTTGCCCATGCACTCCATCATGTCGTGTGTTTGATTAAAAGCTGCGCAGTTGCCGCACACCTCAGACAGCTTGAAACCGCCGTCGTTCGCTGGATCACGGTAGTTTGCTTCTTCTACAGCTTCTTGCTTGTTCTCTTCGTTGACTTCAGGATCTGTAGTCGCGAGAGGACATGTTTTGCCCTCT